TGAACCGCAGGAGTTCATGAAACCTATAATAGCCAGAGCCAAGACTGGTCCTAAGGCCAAACAGACTATAGATGCTATCTATTCGGGCATACAAATTGGCCGTGACAAGATAGTAGTAGACCCAGAAGAAGTATTCAAACTTGCTCAACTTGGACTTAAGAATACAGAAATAGCCAACTACTTAGGTGTAACAGAAGAGAGCATATACTACAATTTCAAAGCAGATCTAGCAAAAGGCCGTGAGCAACTTAAAATAACTCTTAGACGAGCTATGCTACACAATGCCATTAGTAATAACAATGCCGCAGTACAGATATTTCTAGCTAAGAATATGCTGGGCATGAGTGATGTTCCTATCAATTCAGAAGATAACGAACCGCTACCATGGTTGGAAAACAAAGACAATGAAACTGAGTAATTGTCAACAACAGGTAGCCAACGACGGCCATAGATTCAAAGTGGTCATAGCTGGCAGGCGCTTTGGTAAGACATTCCTATCAATCCGTGAACTATGCTATCATGCCCGTATGCCAGATCAAACTGTTTGGTACATAACCAGTAGTTATCGTGCGGCTAAAATGATTGTGTGGAAACCACTTAAGGCTAGGCTGTTAGAACTTCGTTGGGTCAGCAAGATTAACGAATCAACCTTAGAAATTACACTCAAAAATGGAAGTGTAATTAGTCTTAAAGGTGCTGACAATCCCGATGCTCTACGCGGTGCTAGCCTTTCATTTGTAGTAATAGATGAAGTAGCTGAAGTAGACAGTGACTTATTCTTTGAAGTAATTCGACCAGCACTGGCAGATCAAGAAGGTGGTGCACTGTTCATTGGTACACCCAAAGGTAAGAACAATTGGGCCTATGACCTGTACACACATCATCATGAGTTTCCTGAACATTGGGCCAGCTGGCAATTTACTACCTTAGAAGGTGGCTTTGTCAAACCAGAAGAAATAGAAGCCAGTCGTCGTGACATGTCGGAGCGACAGTTTAGACAAGAGTATGAAGCAACATTTGAAACATTTGAAGGTCGTGTGGCCTGGGCATTTGATCGTGATAAGAATGTTGTTAAGATCACAGACCCAGATACTAGTGTTTTACACATAGGTTGTGACTTCAATGTCAGCCCAATCACAGCCGCAATACATGTTAGACACCTTGATGATCTAATACAGATAGATGAAGTACAGATGTATAGTTCAAACACACAAGAACTCTGCGATGAAATTAATAATAGATATCCTCGTAGTAAGAAGTTTGCTTATCCTGACCCTAGCGGGATCCAAAGAAAATCCAGTGCTGGTGGCAATACAGATCACAGCATCTTAGCCAACAATGGATTTGTAGTTAAATCACCTCGTAGACATAACGCAGTAAAAGATCGTATCAACAGTTACAATGCTAGACTATGCTCAAGCGATGGTATTAGACACTTGTTTATAGATCCAAAATGTAAGTACACAATAGAAAGTTTAGAGAAGTTTGTATATAAAGAAGGCACACAACAGCCTTTTAAAGGACAATGGGATCATATGTTTGATGCGGCATCATACTGTGTTGATTTCTTATTCCCATTAACTAAAGAAAGAATTGAAGATTTAGATGCTCCAACGGCTTGGACACACGCACTGGCTTAATAAAACTAAATAGCTATTAGCTAGTATCAATTAGGATATCCGTATGAATTCACTTATAGAAATGTACCAAAGAGTAACCAGTAGCAATGAAGTCTACAATGACCACTATCTTCGTTGGTTATTCCTATTAGAAAGCTACATGGGCGGAGATGTATATCGTAAAGGACAACATCTAACACGCTATCAATTAGAAACAGAAGCACAGTATATGGCCCGACTAGCCAGCACACCATTAGATAATCATTGTCGATCAGTGATAAATGTTTTCAATAGTTTTATGTTTCGTGAAGAACCTGAGCGTGAGTTAGGCAGTATAGAATTAGATCCAGCACTTAAAGACTTCTTAGAAGATGCAGACTTAGAAGGTCGTGACCTAGATTCAGTAATGAAAGAAGTGTCAACTTGGGCCAGCGTATTCGGTCACTGTTACATTTTACTTTCTAAACCAAACATCGGTGCTCAGACTCGTGCTGATGAATTAGCAGAAGGTGTCCGTCCTTACATTAGCCTACTAACACCATTGACAGTTTATGATTGGACATATGAGCGCGGTGCAAATGGTCGCTATGAATTAGTCTACCTTAAGTATGTAGAAGACATCAACAATCAGATCACAATGGTCATGGAATGGTATCCAGACCGCATTGTAACAACCAAAACAGATCGTGTCAACAAAGCAGTACTTGCCACAGAAGAACTACCTAACACATTAGGTCGTATTCCAGTGGTGATTGCCTACAATCAACGCAGTCCAGTTCGTGGTCTTGGCGTTAGTGACATCAGTGACATTGCTGATCAACAGAAAGCCATCTACAATGAACTCTCTGAAATTGAACAGCAAATACGCCTAGACGGACATCCAAGTTTGGTAACTGTAGAAGGAACTAAGATTGGTGTAGGTGCAGGTAGTGTTATCTATGTGCCAGAAAGTACTGACGCAGGCTTAAAACCATATCTATTAGATCACGGTAATTCTAGCATTATTAGTATCTGGGATAGTATTGGTAAGCGTGTTGACTCAATCGACAAAATGGCCAACACTGGTGCTGTTCGTGCTACAGAATCACGCACTATGTCTGGGATTTCAAGACAGGTAGAGTTTGAATTGTTAAACGCCCGTCTTGCAGAAAAATCGGACAATTTAGAACTAGCAGAAGAACAAATGTGGCGCATTTGGGCAGACTATCAAGGTCTAACATGGGACGGTGAAATTGAATATCCTGGTAGCTTTAATATCCGCGACATTGATAATGAATATGAACAACTACAAAAAGCCAAACAGGCAGCAACATCACCTGATGCTTTAGCTGTAGTAGACTTCCGCTTACGCAAAATGTTAGATGATCCACGCTATGAATATGAGCATGAGTCAACAGAAGACATGGCTGAATACCAATGGAAAATAGATGAAGTCAATGCTATTGCCGCAGCGATTCGTGGTGAGACACCACAGCCTGAATTAAATTTAACAGAGCATCCGACTACTACACCAGAAGATAGATCAGCACATATACAACAAATGATCATGGAAGGTTACACTGATCAGCAGATATTAACTATTCATCCTAAAATTACACAAGATGATATTACTCAAGCAAAAGAATTATTATTAAATCTTTAAGGAGAACTATTATGCCAATGGGAATGGGAAGAGGTAAAGGTCGCGGTACTGGTCGTGGAACAGGACGCAAACCTGGAAAGAAATAGTTGGGCTGATTATTTCTATAAGATTCGACTGCAATGTCCCTGGAGTTGGGCCGCATGGCAAAAGGATCTAATAGATATAGTCGCCTGGACTGGTGAGGTAATAGCATTAGGCCATTACCAAGCCAGAGTCTACATTGTAGATACTACTGAAATAGAACTTAAACAATTAGCCTATGACTTAGATCAAGGTGAATATGAATGGTTATGGAGTCACCCAGGGTTTGGTCCGTGGGCTACCCCAGCAAAGGTTCTTATACAACAGGACCGTGCCGAACTTGCTAGACTAAGAAACAAACTTAAGGAATCACAGGATGAATAGAATAAAACAATTATTAAAAACATTAGTAGCTTGGTTAACTCGACCCTGGGTTAAATCAGTACCCCCTGTGACTAAAGCCAAAAGAAAGCCTAAGAAACAAACTGTATAAATAAAGTATTACTCACACTCTTAAAGGAGGCCAGGTTACAATGACCGTAGAACAAACATTGGCAAGCAACACCGAAGCAACTGACGCTTCAGCTAACGAACATAGTCAGGCACCAGCAGCAAGAACATACACGCAAGAGGAATTCGACAGCCATATGGCAGGACTTAAATCAAGCCTGGCTAAAAAATTACTTAAACCCTATGAGGATTTAGGTGATCCGACTGAATTGCGTAAATTAAAAGAATCCGCACAAGCTAAGGCTCAAGAAGAGTCTATGAAGCGTGGAGAGTTCGAAAAGGTTTTACAAGACCTTGCTGCTAAAAAGGATTCAGAGATCATCAAGCGTGATCAAGTTATTGCACAGTTCAAAGTAGAGCAACCTCTACTACAGGCAGCCAGCGAATTTCGCAGTGTTAACCCTGAACAAGTACAGAAACTATTACGCAGTAATGTTAGGCTGAATGGTGAAGGCGAAGTTGAAGTAACAGATGATACAGGCGCAGTGCGATATAATGATGCAGGTCAACCAATTCAAGTGAAAGACCTAGTTAAAGAATTCCTAAGCACAAACCCACATTTTGTACAACCAACACCTAGCACAGCCAACAGTAACCATAGTGTTTCGGCATCGAATGGCAAAATTGACATTACTAAATTGGATCTAAGAAAACCAGAACATAGAAAATTATATGCCCAGGCAACTGGCAAAACAAAATAACTTAACCAAGGAGACTTAAATGTCAAATACTACAAGCATTAACAGCGAATTAGTCGCTACCCTTATCGGCCAAGCTCAATTTTCAGCTTACGAACAATCAGTTGCTCGTCAAATCACAACAATCTTTGATTTACCAGCAGGCGCAGGTAAAACAGTACAAGTTCCAGTATGGAGCTCAATTTCAGCAGAATTGATCAGCGATGAATCAGTTGCTACAGCAAAAGCTACAAATACAAGTTCAGTTAATATCACTTTAGCTGAGCATGTAGTTTATCACCGTGTTACAAACATGTTGCGTGATTCAGCATCACAAGATGTGTTTGGCCAAATTGGTGACCAGTCTGGTCGTGCTATTGCTGAATCATTAGACACACAAGCATTCTCAGTATTCAGTAGCTTCTCAGGTGCTAACACAGCAGTTGCAGTTGCTTCAGTTACTGTTAATGACATTATGGACCGTGTTGCCGCACTTCGTGCTAACAAAGTTACAGGTCCATTCTACGCTGTTCTACACCCACTTGCTGCTAACGGCATCAAGAAAGCAATGACAGCTACAAACTCATACCAAGCAAGTGGTTCAGTTGCAGACAGCATCTTAAGCCAATACTTCATTGGTCAAATTGCTGGTTGTACTATTCTAGAAAGTGCATTAGTTCCTTACGCAAGCGGCACTGGTATTGCTACTTGCGCTGTATTTGCTCCAAGTGCTTTAGGTCACGCAATGCGCGGCACTATCGATGTTGCTGAACAATATATGGCTAAAGAGCGTGCTACTGATCTTGTATTAACAGCTAACGCTGGCGCAGCAGTATTACAAGCA